AAAAGAAGATTTAGTGTTAGTAATTTATTTAGGCAAACTACACCTAAACCCGCAGATAGAACTGTATTCAATATGGGTATTCAAGAAAAAGATAATTCATATCTTTTAACAGCACCTATTATTTATCATATAGTAACACAATCTACAATTGTCAGGACATGTATTACTCAACTCAAGCAAGAAATTTTTAGACGAGGTTATCATTGGGATGCTAAGTTCGCAGTAAAATGTAGGTCTTGTGGAAAGGAACATGAAAACGCAACTAAAGAATGTGTACAATGTGGAAGTTTAGAATTAGAAAAACCAAATCCTGAGCAATTAAAATATGCTAAAGACTTCTTAGAAGGATATGTTAATTGTTCAGAACAGATGTTTATTGATGTGTTAAAAGAACTTGAAGATGATTTGAACATTATGGATGATGCATACATGGTAATGGTAAAAGAATACTATGCTGACAATAATAATTCTGTTAGAATGCATAGAATAAAAGAAGTATATCGCGGCGACCCAGTTACTATGCACATTTATTCTAATGAAATTGGTGAAAGAGGTAAGAGTGGTTATACTTGTTTGAGACATAGAGATAGAATACATTCAACTACAACTGAATTATGTGAAGTATGTAATTCAGAATTACACCCTGTTCATTATGTTAACAGAGTAAACGGAGAAGAACAATACTTTGTGAAAGGTGAAGTTCTACACTTTAGTAAATATTCTCCAAGTAGATTGTATGGTCTTTCTCCTATCATGACGTTATGGAATAATGTTACAACATTAATTGCTATGGAAAATTATGTTAATTCTTCTTATACAAAGGCAAGAATGCCGAAGGGATTATTGGCTGTTCAAACAAGAAACATGGATTCAATGAAATCCTTTTGGCGTGGTGTTAAAGAAAAGATGGAACAAGACCCTCACTTTATTCCTGTAATGGGAATAGAATCTGAAGGCGGTAAAGGTTCTGTTGAATGGGTTAAGTTTATGGATAGTCTAAAGGAAATGGACTACATACAAGTTAAAGATGATTTGAGAGATAGAATCTCAGCATTCTATGGAGTAAGTAAAATTTTCATGGCAGATAACTCTGCTAGTGGTGGTTTGAATAATGAAGGTATGCAAGTACTAGTTACTAATAGAGCAGTAGAAATGGCACAAACTATTTGGAATAATTATGTATTCCCATTTATGACAGATGAGTTTGGTATAACTGATTGGTCTTTGAAACTTCCACCATCAGAAGAAGAAGATGAAATCGCTGTTCTTCGTAAGAGAGAGATAGAAGTTAACGTTGCCGCCGCGATTAAAAACTTAGGATTTGAAGTTGATATGGATGATGAAGGAAGATTCATTTACACTAAACCTAAACCTAAACCTGAACAAGCAGAAGGTGGTGAAGGAGAAGAAGATGTTAGTTTAGACCCGTATGCAGGAACAGATGTTGATGCAAGTCAGATGGGACAAATGCAAGAACAGTTGATGATGGGTAATCAAGGAGGAGATAGCAAACCTCAAGAGAACCCCCCCGCTACGAGAAACAAACCGTCAATGTCCACAGGGCCGGATAAAAGATTTACAGGATTACCAAGAGAAGCAGGAAATGAGAATGTGGACAAGAGAACAGAGAGGAGAGTAGGATGAAACTTAGATTACTATCTGACATGATAGTGTGGCAAATAGGAATGAGTTTACCAATAGTAGGTGATTTAGAATGAGTTGGAAAGATGAGATTAAAAAAGAAGATAATGTACCTGCTTACTTAGTTTTTGATTGGGATAAGGAATATAAAAACATCTTAGATAAACTTCGTGAATTAGCAGTAAAATATAATTTTTTAAATTCTTCATCAGGTTCGGAGCATATTATGCAAAGCCTAATGTTTTCTTTACATGAATTAAAAAACTTTTATGAAAGTAATAAGGAGAAGTTACAATGAGTTGGAAGGATGGGATTAAGAAAGAAAAATATCAAGGGCCACAACAAAAGGGCAAAAAATTTCTTCATCTACATTCGAGATTGATGACCATGAATCAGATAATTAGTCATTTAGAAAAAGATTCTGCTAACCCAAGTGAAGTTAATTCAAGGATGATTCAAAATCATGCTAATGATTTAAGAAAGATAATAGATGACTTGGATAAAGATTTAATTGAAATGGCAAAATACGGTGGTTCGCCAGCGAATTTACCTACTGAAAGACAGGATTCAAAGTGGATAAGTAATTATGGTGCTAAATATAGAAATACAAAAGAAGGTGTTTAGGATGAGTTGGTTTGACGTAATAAAAAAATTGAAGGGTAAGCAAAAGTTACTTGACAAGGATGATGATGGAGACATTGATGGAGATGACTTCAAAGCACTAAGGAAGAAAGAAGGTGTACCTCATTATACTAAAGATGGTAAAGAATGGTTTGGTGAAACACATAAGATGCCCGATGGAAAACTAATGACAGAAAATCCACATAACGAAAAAAGTGTTAGGTTGTATCACGCAGACGAATTAATATCAACTAAAGTTTCTACTGGTCAAGATGTAGAGGCCACTAAAAGAACGGAAGAAAACGAATCAGAATTACTAGCACAAATGAGGGCTAGAAATGCAAAAACAAGAGGTGAAAGAAAATGAGTGAAGAAAAAAGTGTAAGACAGTTGGAAAGAGAATTAAAAGCGGCTAGAGTTAGAGAAGGTGCAGAACATAGAAATCGAATTACCCCTAGTAGAGATTATTCTATTGGTGGTATTGATAAAGATACTACTGTTGAAAAGAAGATACCCCATACTTCAGACATACCTGATGCAATACTACTCCCTAGAAAACAAAAGAATAGAAAAGAGAATATTCCATTCTGAGGTGATACAATGACTTTCATGGATGTCCTCAAAAAAGCAGATGGGTCTGATATCCATGCTGATGTTTGGTGGGCGTTTGATACAGCAAATAAAAAAGAAGACACTAAAATTGACAGGAGTTCATTATATCGGGCTGATAGGTTATTGCAAAGTGCGGCTGAAGAAGATAAAAAAATACAGAATATTCTTAGAATGGGTTTCCGTTCTACTGCTCTTAGAACTCAAACAAGGAGAGGAGTACAGTACAAAGATGCGGTTGCATTGGAAAAAGATAAGCAGAAGTTTATCAACAGAATAAACAACTTAAAGAATCAAATTAAACCTGAGAAAAGTAGTTTAGATAGACTCAAAGAAGGTGGCACTCTTGATTTAGGGGCATTGCAAAGTGAACAAAATGAACTATATGAGTTTTTATTTGAAGGAGATAAACAACCCCTTGAAAAATTAAAAATAGGTTTAGGTGTTAGAACTGACCAAAGTATTAAGTTTTCAGTGAATATGAAAACACTATTACAAACTTGGTCTAAATATGGTAACAACGCTAAGGCTAAAACTATAATACGAGATATGCGAGAAAACTTAGCCTCTAGTGCAAAGTTAGTTCAAAGATATCTACTAGAAGGTAAGGGTAAATTAAAGCCTGATGTATCAAAATTATTTATTCCTCCAAATGCAACCTTTGAAGATGGGTGGTCAGAAGTTAGAGAATATAATGGTAAGTCTAGTATTAATATACTAATGGAAATATATCAAGTTGCTAGAATCCCAGTTAGAAAAGTTGGGGAACTAGAAGCAGGAATGAAGGGTGTAGAACAATATTATTCTTTAGACATTGACAAGTTTGTAGATGAGATAACTAAACTAATTCAAACTAAAAGTGCAGACCCTGCTGAACATTATAGATTATTCTTCAACTCTGATAATATTATTAGGATGATTTATAGATTAATTCCTGATATAATTTACACTACTAGTGAAGATATGAGCGAAGGTGAAATGAAAGCGGAACTAGAAAAACAGTTTGATGCTTTAGAATATCTAATTAGAATTAATACTCTAACAGGAGACTTTAGCAGATTGAAAGAAAGTAGGCTCAAAAGAGTTCGTGGTATATCTACTAAGTATAGACGTTCACCACTTAAGATGAATAGAGAGTTTCCAAATCTAGAAACTGCTTGGGAACTTTATGAAGAAGACCCTGAGAAGTATGCACCTAATGCTGAGACTAAAAGAACAAAAACACCGGCTAAAATCAATGCCCCTACGTTCGGAGTGCGGGGAACTAAATATCCTGATAGGTATATTGGCCCTAAAACACTTGAAGACTCTAAAACACTTGAAGACAAAATAAATGAGTTCAGTGGTAAAGTCAAGGAAATAGCGGAAGATGCTAAATCAGGAAACTTACCGGATAACCCATCTCAGCGATTTAGATTATTTACATCAACTAAAGATAAATTATTAGAAACAATAGAACAGTATAAGAAAATCACAGAAGCATATAAAGAAGGACTGAAAGGATTAGTTGATGGTAGTAATCCGAACAACATTGCAGAGGATGAAATAGAAGAACAGAAAGAATCACTAGAAGATTGGATAGGTTACTATGAACAAGAACTACCTGAATTAGAAGATAGAATTAAAGTAATTGATAGAGTTCTAGAAAATCTGCCTAAACAAAAACAATCATTAGATGAACCCTCATCTGATGAAGCAACGGGGGAGTCTCAATGAAGTGGTTTGATATTGTTAAAGCAGAAGGCTTCTACTTCTCTCCTGTGTTTATCGAGAAGATAGACGCTAAGAAGAAAAAGAAACTAAAGAAACTTTTACAGAAGTCTCAACCTAATAACACAATGGGTCAAGAGATGACTCAACTATCAGACTTAATCAGTGAACTGAAAGATATTGATATAGTAAAATCGGATAAGAAACTAAGTAAGCAAGTAGAAGGTTTCGATGAGAAAAATCTAGAAATACTTGCATCAGCATCTGAACTAAGAAAGGACTATGAAACACTATACAATCAACTAAGGAAAATGGTTTATCCTGAGAATAAGAAAAAGAATGGTGAATGAAACCTTATTGAACTAGACCACTACACGAAGGAGCAGGAGTTACATGATAGATTGGAAAATAGTTCTAAGACAAAGAATCCGAGAAGACATGTTAATTGCTATGAAAGATATACAACAAGGTGCATAAAATGGCTGAAGAAAATAATGAAATGCTTATGCTAATGAAAGAATTAGTTGACAAGGTTAAGGCTTTAGAACATGCAGTATATCATAAAGACAATCTACTAATGAAATCGGGATACGTTGTTTACGAATCTCCTTCTCCTACTATGGATAGTAGGAATATTGTGGGTGGAAGCACAATAAAAAAGAGTATGGACTGGGAAGACATACATAAACTAGTAAAAGAAATGGAGTGATAAATATGCCGGAGAGAGTAACATGGGAAGAAAAAATAGTTGAATTGGCTATACTAAAAGCGAAAGAAGTACTGCAAGAAGCAGAACATCTAGGTACATTAAAACTAGATGAGCCATTAACAGGTGAAGAAGTCAAGGTAAAAAGACCTAAGAAAAACCCATCAGAAGAATCTCTACCTAAGACAAGTAATGTTGAAGGTAAAGAGGATAAACTCAATGAGGTTACTAAGGCTAGTGTGATTGAAGCATTAGAATCTTTAATTAAACAATATGGTGAAAAGTATTCTCCTTTAGGTGGTGATGCTTCTCCGTTTGAACAAGGTCAATCTAACCTAATGCAAGAGGCGGCATACAAAGACGCAGTTAAACAATTAGAAATGGCTACTGCTGAACTTAAACAAGGAAGAAAAGGTTCGGCGGAAAAAGCACATAATGCTGTTAGAGTTCTCATGGAAATGGATATGGGGTCAACGGCTAGTTCTAGAGGTTCAATAAACCCTCCACGACCAACTGTTTGAGGGGGATACATGCCACAGACAGGGTTATCTTTTGAGAAAGAAACCAATACAATGACTAAGAAAGTATTGGATTTCTTTGAGCGTGTTAGATATTCTTATCTTTCAGCAAAGGAAAATCCTGATGAATACGGTGAATCTTGGAAAAAAACCGTAAAGGATGTTAGAGAACAGTTCGATACCATAGATGATTTTACTAGAGAACTCAAAACATATCTAAAAGAAGACACAGCGTTTTCTGACGAAGTTTACAATCCTAATTCAAGACAGGCTAAAGAATTGTATGAAGCAATAAAGGAAATGAGATTCAAATCAGATGAAGTAAGTGACCCATTTTCTAAACAGTTAGGTGATAAGGTAATTGCTACTTTACTCAAAGATGAGTCTACATTTGCCGCATTCATACATTATGCTTTACGTTCTCACGCTAATCCTCTTCCCGATAAAGCATGGTCAGCAGTTGATTTGAAACCTGATGAGATTACAAGAGACTACATGGGGCTTGATTTAGAACCTAAAGATATTCCACTTTACATTATAGAACACTATGGTAAGGAAGATGAAGATACACGTAGAATAGAAAACAAGTTCAAAGGGGCATACAAATTATTACAGAAAGTCTACGGTTCTGAGTATAGTGAAGACAAGTGGGATAGTTTAGTGGATTTAGATATTGCAAAAAGTGATGAAGAAAAACAATCTATTGATTTCATAATCCCAAATAAACCAATGTATAGGATATTTGAAATTGATGATTTAAAAGAAGTTAAAGGGTTAACAGGCGAATACATAGTTCAAGAAAAATATGACGGTATGAGAATACAACTTCATAAGTTCAACAACAAAGTGACTATTTATTCTTACAATGAGAAAGACATAACTAGTAAATGTCCTGAGCAAGTTAAGGCTCTTGAAAAGAAATCATTCAATGACTGTATATTGGATGGAGAACTAATGTTGTTCATGGAAGATGAACCCCTACATAGAGCAGATACAATTGCACACGTTTTCAAAAATAAAAAGGGCGGAGAACTACGAGCGCACGTTTTTGACATAATGGTTCATGAAGGAAAGAATATTGCAGATGAAACATTAAGAGAAAGACATAACATTCTACTCTATCAATACTCTCAACATTCCTCACAAGACTTAGCATTCCCATCCAAGAAAGATACAAGGATAGCAGATTCAATTAAAGAAGTAGAAGAATATGCCAAAGAAATAATGCAACTTCCTGCTTCTGAAGGAGTTGTAATTAAGGATATAGAATCAACATATTATATTGGAGTTAAGAAAAATCCTAAGTGGATTAAGTGGAAAAAATTTGTTGACTTAGATGTAGTAGTATTGGATGATAAGAAAACAAAAAGTAATTTACATTCTTACACTATGGGTATTGGCCCTGTATCTGCTGAAACAGCGAGAAACTACAAGACAGTTGAGTTTGAAGATAAAGATTATCTTGAAGTAGGTAAGGCTTTGAACACAAAAGAATCTGTTAAAATTGGAAGTATTGTTAGAGTTAAAGTTGATGAAGTCAAGAAAGGTAAAGATGGATTTAAATTATTTTCTGCTAAGGTAATAGAAATACCGGAAGTCACCCGTTCTGATTCCGTTGAGACATTAGAGCAACTTGCTAGTAAAACTAAGAAATCATTGAGTACTATGTCATATTCATTTGGTGAAAAGGTAGGAGGTATGTTTGAAGTCACTAGTGGATTGCAAAACCCAAGAGCAGGTAATAAGAAAGTCAAGAAAGGATATTACATTACTGACCATACACATGGTACTGCTGAAATAATACTCAAAGAAGACTTAAATGGATTTACTATTTATGGGTTCGAAGGAGATAACCTAATGCAGAAAAATGCTTTACATAACATAGACTTGTGGAAAGAACAAGTTTCTAACATAATGAAAAGTAAACGTTCTATATTTAGATTAGCAATTAGAAATGAAATATTAGAAAGTGGTAGAGATAACATGGCGTTTAGTAAAATACTAGATTTTATCGTGGATAAACATCAAGGAGCATTTGCTGATTTATTTGAATCGGATGATGGTAAACTAATGGCGTGGATGAAACAACAAGAAGATTTAGTGTACTTACATCCGAACAAGTTTACTGCTAGAGAAGATATTTTAGAAAAAGATATTGAAGAACTGGTGAAGAAAGACAACATGGGAAAATATACAATCGCTTTGAGAGAAGACGATAATGTAGATTTAATTATAGATTATCAAGATGAACGTATGGCTTGGACAATAGACATAGAAGGTAATACAGATATCTATGACTTATTCGGTAAGTCAGGTAAGTATCCTGCTATTGTTTCTAAGAAAATAGGAGAGTCAAAGAAAGTGTTAGACAAAGGAGAGATTGAATTAGGAATACAAAAAGATGGTTATCATGAATATCGTCTTGATGGAGATAAGTTTGAAACTCGAATGCATTTCAGAGTAGTCCCGTTAGATGAGAAAAAGAGTTGGATTGCTTGGACAGGTAAAAAACAAGAGATGTTAGAAGATAAAGAGAATCCTAACAAGTGGAATATTGCTGAAGATACATATGCTGTATTAGACTTCCCAACGCCTAAAAAGGATTAATCTTACCTTTATTTAATATAGTAAGAGTAGAAACTTGACTGCAATGTTGATGATGGAATCTCCTTTACTTAAGGCAGAAACTACTCATGAGTTTAGCATTCTTAAGTCTGACAGTTTAATCATTGGAGGCTATGCTTCCATAGAAATAGTTGACAAGCAAAATGATTTAATTACACTAGAAGCATTAAATGATGCTGTTAAAAAATACATGTCTGATGAGAAATACAGAAATGTAATGTCTAATCATTCTAATGTACAAGTTGGAGAGGTTGTGGAACAATACCGTGATAGTCATGGTGTATTACACAAAACAGCCGTTGATGATGTAGGGTTCTATGTAGTTATCAAACTAAGAGATGACATAGAAAAAGCAAAAGAAATATCAAGAGGTATTAGAAAGGGAACACTTCGTTCCTTTAGTATAGGTGGACAAGCCATCTCAAAGAAGCAAAAAACTTCTGATGAGTATGGTGAGTACAATGAGATAGACAGGTTGGAACTGCACGAAGTTACCATCTGTGAGAAAGGGATTAATCCCGAAGCAAAGTTCGACATTTTAAAAATGGAGGATAAAACAATGAGTGAAAAATTGGAAAAAGCACTGGAAGAGTTGAATGACTTGATGAAACAAGTCAACAGCGTTCACAGTGAAGTTGATGACGCCGTAACGAAGAACGCAGAGTATATGGATACTGATGCAAAAGACATGGACATGGATGAAAAAGCAGACATGGAAATGGAAGAAAAAGCAGACGAAGACATGGAAGAGAAGGCTCTTGATGAAGATGAAACAAGAGAGTTCGAAGCAGGAACAGAAGTAGTAGTTAATGGAAACCCTACTGCCGCACCTGCCGCACTTAACGTAGCAAAAGGATTAGAGGGAACTGATTTCTCTACTCTTGATTTAAGTGCTGAAAATGTTGAGAAGGCTTATGCTAAGTTCAAAGCAGAAAGAATGGAAGCAATGGCTTACGATTCTCTAAGTAAAGAGTTCGAGTCAAGGTTTACTAACGAACTATCTGTAAAAAAGTCTATGGCAGAAAGAGCAGAATATGATGCTCGTACTGATGTAGCGGCTCTGAAAACAGAATTTGCTGAACTACGCAAATCCCTAACAGAAAGAAACAGCGAGATTAGGAAAGCACAAGAAGTGGCTATGTCACTACCTACTGGCTTCCCAACAAGTATCGAAGCGGCGGCTGAGATGTCTTGGGACGACTTACACGCATTAACAAGAGGTGATTAAATATGTCAGGATATATTAAAACAATGAAAGATTTAGAAGCGGCAACATACGGATATGGCGGAAACTCAGGTAACGCTCTACTCAAAGCGGGTGGAGTTGTTGGTGGTTTTGGTTCTCCACATGATGCAGGGCCTAATGGTGCAAATCCCTTTACTGCGGCGGCAGGTCTAGGCGACTTATACAACGTTCTTTATGGACAGAAAGTTTGGTCTATGCTGAACCAAGAAGTAAACCCTCTTTCTATGATTGCAAAGAGGCCATACACATCAAGTGGTTGGAGAGTTTTGAAATCACGACCTATTGGTGGTAGTGGTTCTGCTTTCACAACAGGTTCTAACGCTGTAACTGCAAACATTTCGTCTGCAAACGCGGCAACACCAAGAGCAGATACTATTGGTGGAGTTGGAGAGAATGCTGTAATTGGTACAGACTTCCATGCATTAGCACCTGAGTACACAAAACTATTTGTTAGCCCTAAAACTATTGCACATCTGTTTGAGTTCTCAGAACTTGGAATGGAACTTGCGGCAATTGATGACGGTGTTGGCGATATTCGTGCTATCGTTAGAGAAGACATGGGTAAACTCCATGCTGAAGTACAGAGCAAGATGTTAGTTATGCCTCTTGAGAAGTATAACGAAAACGGTACAACAGGTATTGAGAAGAACTATACTTCACTAATGAAGATAGTTTCATCTGCGGCTGAATTGGCTATGATGCAAGAAGATAACATCTTCCATAACAGCAAGAACAACGATGGTACGTTTGCACAGATTAAAGATGCGGCAAGTATCTACGGTTCAGAGCGAGTTGTAACTGTTGCAGGAAGCAGTGGCTCACAGACTTATACTGCTGTTACATCTTTCTTAGATGCAGAAGTTGATTTCGGTGCAGGATACTTAGCACCTGATTGTAGAGTTCTAACATTGAGCCTACTTAACGATATGATTAGGAAAATACGCCAAAACGGTGGAAACCCTAAAGTTATCGTTACTGGATATGATACCATACAGAAACTTTCTGACTTGCTACAAGCACAAGAAAGATTCATGGACAGGAAAGAGATTGTTCCTACCCATAATGGTGTTCGTGGTGTTAAAGGTCAAGAAGTTGGTTTCAGAGTTGCAACATACTATGACATACCAATTATCCCTGCTAAGGATATGCCGGCAACTGGTGCAGGTACAACTAACCGTATCAGTGATATACTGATTCTAGATACTGACCACTTGTGGCTATCTGTAATGAAACCTACACAATACTTCGAAGATGGTATTACTAGTGGAAACCCATTCGGTGTTGGTAAACTTGGAAACCAAGGTATGTACCGCACTATGGGTGAGACATGTTGTTCCTTCTTCAAAGGACAAGGTAAGATTACTAACCTAAAGAGTGCTTAAGGTACTTCATTAGAAAGTGAAAACGTAAAGTAGTACCCTCTACTCCGAACTATCGGGGTAGGGGATACTACCCAATATAATGGAGGCATAATTATGGCATTAATGAAACTAGTAAGACATAGACCTGAAGGCGAGATAGTAATAGGAAAAGGAGAATATTCCATAGGAGCGCACACATGGTGTGAAGTTCCTGCAAACGTTGCAATAGATTATTGTGGTGATGAATCAATTCTTATTGATTTTACACAAGATGATAAGAAACATATTTCAACACTAGACGACAGAAGGTTAAGATATCTAAAAGCACATTTGAATGTGGCAGAAGAAGATGATGTTTTATCTATTCTATATCCAAAGAAAAAGTCAGCCGCCAAAAAGAAAGTAGAAGAAGTAGTAGAAACAGTTGTTGAAACTATTATTCCTACTAAAGAAGAGGTGAAAGAAACACCTGCTAAGAAAACACCTGCAAAAAAGACTACTAAAAAGGATGTGAAATGATGGTCGGGGGAGTCGCAGGTAGCCCCGTTAGAACCGCTAGTGCAGTATTGAACACTGGTGTTTGTAAAATAAATAGTGTTCATTTCACTTCAACTGGTACTGCAACACTAAAAATATATGATAGTGCTAGTACTACTGTTGGTTCTTCCGATGAAGTTGCTAGATTAATTCTAACTGCTAATACAACAACAGAATTTGACTTTCATGGTAGAGCAATGGGAACAGGAATAACTGCAATATTATCTGGGAGTGGTGGGGCATACTCCTGTACGTGGAGTTGATTCTTTGCCATCAATAGATACAGATACAAGATTAATTATGACCATATTGTTCGTTGGAGCAATGAGTGGTGTTAATATTTACTTTTACCAAATGGTAGGAGTTAACTTTCCATATGGGGGATTCTCTCATGCCATTCTGTTCGGCATTGCAACAGTAGGAGCAATAATGATAATGAAAGCGATATTCGATTTATTCCTAAACGATATTATAGAAGAGTTTTTGTTAAAGAGAAACATAGATGGTTATTGGAATAGAAAGGCTAGAGAAGAAGAAAACCGTAAGAGGGTTAGAGATTCACTACGTCAGTTTAATCAAACATTCCAACAACAAAACTATGGGGAGATTCAGACTCCGTTCATGCAAACCGTAACTAACAACGATAATGCATTGAGTCCAACATTCTTAACCCAATTCAATGAATGAGGGTAGTATATGGTTTCAGAAATACTAATGGGATTTGATGAATCCACATTAGCCTATGATTTACAAAGAGCGCACTCTGCTGATATTTGGTTCTTAAGAGCAAGATTTTGGCTATGGGGTGGAATAGCGTGTGTTTGCAGTTTTGCGTTAGGACACTTGTTACCTTTATTTGGGATAAATTTATTTCAATGGATGCTTGATGGGATGTTTAGTTTGTGGCATCATTTATGGAGTTGAGATATGTCAGTAATGGCGGGGTTCGCTATTTTACTGGTAGAAGGCATTAACAAGGTATATCAAAGACTTCATTCAATTCCTTTTGGGGTATATGGAGCAAGTAAAGCAGGTAAAACTACACTACATCATCAACTTAGAACTAGAGGTGAAGTTCCTTCCATTACAGATAGAACGGTTGGGTTAAAGAGAGCATCTAGAAAATATGTGAAATTAGATGGCGATGCACATACTGTCAAAACGGCTGATGTTGGTGGAGAGACTGTATTTTGGACTGAATGGGTTGAAGATATGCGTACTCGACATGTTAAATATATTATATTCATGTTAGATGATAGGCATATGGATAAGCACTACGATATAGAACAACAGTTATGTTGGACTTTTTTAGTAGATACTATTTGTTCTCCTTATTGGAATGTTAAAGGAAAAAAGAAGAAAAAGAAAATGCATGACTATCCAATTGCTGTTGCTCTTTGGGCTAACAAATATGACCTATGGAAAGATAAATACGACTATGATGGTAAGATAGAAAAGCACCCAATATTTGAATCATTTAGGAATGGAATGCAGAAATTAAATGATAAAGGAATCCCGTGTCATAAGTATATTGTAAGTGCTAAATCTGATTCAGAGATGGTATATAGGGGAATCCTAACAATGATAAGGGACTACTAGAGGAGAGAGATAGATGTCAATGCAATTCCAACCACCAAGTTTGATTGGCGCACAATCAGCGAACACAGGAGCAAACCCGTTCTTAGATAGATTTTCTGCCGCTAGAGCCGCAGGTGCAGTAATATTTTATGAATATAAAAACGTTAAACCAAAAAAACAATTAAAAGAAATAATTAAGATATTATTACCCGAAAAGAAAAAGTTACTCAAGATACCATACCGATTCAAATATAACTTAAAAGATAGATGTGTAGTATGTGGTTCACAAAAGATTTGGGAAGCAGGAGATGCAATGAGGCCACCACTTCCATTACATAAAGTTAGAAAAGGATATCCAATGAGAGGAACTTATTGTGAAAAACATTCTCAAATACATAGACAATATGAAATGTTAGAGCAACAAATACTAGCAGATGAACATGGTCTTTCGTTTAGTGCATATATTCCTTCGGTTAAAACTCTAAACCCATTAGCAAGTGGGCCATTAACAGGATTAAAACAACAAGACATACAATCTCTTTCATCTTTGGGATGGTCAATACACCCTCCTTCAAGTGTTTCTGAGACTAAGGAGGAAGAGTTGTTTAGACTAGTAATTGAAAACAACGGAATTAATGAAAGAATCAAAACACTATTAACTGAAGGGGCTAAGGTAGTATCAGGCTCGGAGCAAGAGGAGGTAGAGTAATGGGATTATTCGGCACAAGTAACGGTACTTTATCAACACAAATTGGAGCGCAACAGCAAACTCAATTTAAAGCAATAAACAACCTTTTGACATTGCAAGAAAATCATGTGGAAGACTTCTTTCAATATCATGGAGAAGCATTCTTAGGAGCATTAGAAAAACTAGTTGAAGATACTGTTACTAGAAGTGTTAGTCAAATGTTAATTAAACTTGAGTTCAATCAAAGTTCTAGTGGAAACTTAGTAGTGTCTCCTGAAGCACTTCAAAACTTTACTTCTATTACTCAAGAAAATATTGATTTAGATATACAACAGTTATTGGCTACTGCGATTAATAGTGAAGTTGTTATGCAAAGAAGAATGGCTAAACAACAGTATCTTGAGGCTCAAGGATTTAGTTCACCACAACAGCCTCAAACTACACAACCACAAATGAGCCAACAGCAAATGGGTATGAACCCTCAAGGATTAAACCCTAATCAAATACAAGGCGGTAACATGAGTACTAATTTTAACAATACTATGAGCCAACAACAGATGGCTATGAACAATGGTAGTGGTTATCCTATTCCTCCAAGTGGTTATGACAACATGAACAATCCGTATTGGATAGACCCACAAACAGGACAGCCGACATATACTCCGCCTCAGAGTGGGTTAGGTCTAGCATCCGGTTTAGGTAAAGCAGTTGCATGGGCTAAATGGCTTGCATAGGTTGGGGTCTGATGAATGCCGGATATAAGAGTAAATGATAAGGTAGTAGATAGGCTGAAAACAGGTTTTGTTTTAACTCCTAAAGATAAAAAAGGTAAATGGGAAGACTTGTTAGATAACCAACCTTTATTCAGAAATCTAGCCGCATACGTGTTCAATTCTGTATCAGATACACCTAACATGCAAAAGGTTAGAAGGGTCACACGAAATCTAATTACTTTAGATGATAGTGACTACAAAGGTACTGACTTGTATTTCGATGAGGAAGAATATGATAAATATTTACAATCGTTTCTTTCTGTTATAGAAAAAGCCCCATTGTCTAAACTAGTACTTGAACTACAAGGAATGGGTTATATTCAACCTGATGGTAAAAATCGTGCATTCTCTGAAGGTCTGAGAGATGTGATGGATGACCAAAATACTCGTCTTATTGATTTAGGTAATGATTTGAAAGTGAGTAAACTCTTAGGAGACAGATATGGTAAGGGGTTAGATGATACTGATAGAAAGACTAAACCTGCTCAAGAAAAAGCAAAAGACAAATACACTTCTCGAAGTAGTAGACTGTTAGGCGCATTTGATAGAAGTGAACCTGTACTATATCCCTCCACACTACAAGAGTTCTTATCAACAACAGGTACAGATATTACTATTGATACTGAAGGGTATTTTACTAAACTGTTCAAGGTAGAAGGATATGGAGTACTAGGTGAAGATTCATTTCAATTTAATTCCGTTAAAGGAAATAATCTAAGTGCTAAAGAATTAGTAGGACAGAAAAAAACTCAGAAAGAAAAAGATTTTGAAGAAACCCAAGCGTATGAAGCAGAAATGGATAGAGAAGTTGCTGAAGGTATGGAAGATTCAGAAGATGATGATGCAGGTGTTACTCAAAAGATGTTAAGAAAAGCCGAAACAAAGGGGTCTAAAAAACTTGTTAGTCTGAAGATTTTAGGTAATGGTAGATATGAATTAAACTCATTTGGTAAGAAAGAAGCATTTAACACAGATAATAGAGATGAAAACTTAGAGGAACTTTGGAAAACATTGCAAGATATATCTCTCCCAAATGAAAAGGAACTTATTGAGATAGTTAGGTCACAAAGAAAATCAGGGTTAAAGGATGCAATATTAGGAGCATTAACACCGCAATCAAATAAGATTGACTTAGGCCAAGTAAGCATTACTCTGAAAATGAAGGAATGGGAAGATGAAGAAGCCTTTATTGAATGGGCTGTTAAAGGTGGAGGAAAAGATGAAGATAAGAAACTTACATCTGCTGTTAATAAAATGACAAAAAGAACTCTTAAGTTAAAATTACTGTTCGATGATTTAGAATCTAATTGGGGTAGTTATGTCTATGATAAAAACGAAGCACCTTTTGATAAGTTTATACAAGTGTTGTCTGTGAAAAGAAGAAAAGAATTATTTGATTTTTTTACTACATTAGTAGTTAATGTGAAACAAGATAATATTAACCTACAAGAAGATAATGAAATAGAAGAAATACAATATGAAAATCTTGATTTTGTAAATCCTAATACTGGAAAAACAGAACAAAAAATTACTTCTAAAAAAGATAAAAAGGGCAAACAAGTCATTGAAAATAAACCATACTATCCTGCTTTCGGAAATCATACTACTTTCATAACAAAAATAGAAGCAATACTAAAAAACATCAAGAGTGGAGATTATAGAGAATCAGTTATGATTATTCCACTATTAGCAGAGGCTGATGATACTGATGGATTAATGTCTACAATAAAAGAACAGTTAGAAGAAAGTCAAGATTGGAAAAGAGAAGGAGATGTAGAGTTTAAAGTATCAGACACTGAAGGAATGTCAATCTTAACGTTTAGTAGAAATATAAAAGTTACTAGTCAAGTAGATACCAATATTGGTCGCCGTACTAGTGGTGGTAAAGATAGATTCAAAAGAGGAAGATTTTCTGAAAAAGGTATAAGTAGTTCTCCTAAACAAACAGAAGATAGAACTACCCTTACTGATTCTAATGATGCTGATGAATTAAGATTAGTTTATACTGAGTATGAAGGATTAAAGGAAATGATAGACAGGTGATTAGATGGGTAAAGTAAGTTCTCCAAGTGATTTTACAAATATTAATGTTAGTTATGCGGCAGGTAATGGCTACTATACTACTCATACAGATGTTTCTAATTTACTACAAATCGGTGCATTTACTGGTTCAACTACCCCTACTATCGAAGAAGTAGGTAAGATAATAAAAAGAGTAGAAGAAAAAATAGATGATAGTATCAAACAATCATATAGACCAATATTACACCATGAAGAGTTTCATTCTTTTGATACAGCATTTGGTCAAGGGGCATATCCACTAAGACCATACAAAGATTATGTTGGGTTCATACAATTATCTCAACCTAAAATTCAGAAGTTAGTAAGGTTAGAAATATACCAAGGTAATAATTGGAAAGACTTAGCATCTGCCACTGCTAGATTAACAGTACCAAGTACTGTAACTAATAGTGCTTGGAAGATATCTTTAACCGTAGGAACATATACATTTGAGTTAGATGAAGCAACTGATTTCTTTGATAACTTTGGGCCAAAAACAACGGCTAGTCAGATAGTTGACGCTATCAACGAAGTATATCCTATGAAGACGGCTAAGTTTACAGGAGAAACTGCATCTAAAACTGTAACGGCAAACGGAAATAATAGCGTACATATTTCAGATTTCTTCTATGCTACCACTGATTCAGAACAAGGAGATACAATTGTAATATCTTCATTGCTTCTAGGTGATGACGGGTCTAACTGTACAATTTCTTCTACATTCGGTTCAGTAGAAGGATTTACTGACCATCAAGACCAAAGAAGAAGAGGAGACTTTTGGCAAATGAAAAGCGAAGGTAAAATATTCTTTTTACAAGAATATCCTCATGTTACTAATCATTCTATTAGAGTTGCATATGTTGCGGGTGATGGTAGAGTTCCTGCACCAATACATGAAGCGGCGACTAAGTTTGTTGCGGCAGAAATTATTAGACATGATGACAACTCAATTTTAATTACCGAGACAGATTCTAATATTGATTTGAAAACTAAACATGACATTATGCTTGAAGAAGCAAATAAAATAGTTGATGGTAAAAAGAATCTAATACATTTTATATCGTGATACTATGCAAAACTTAAACAATTTATTTCGTGAAATCTTGGATAGGGAGATGGAAAGAAATGAAGCGTTAGCAGAACTAGGTTATGCAGGATTTTCTATTAGTGATGATGAAGTATTCAAACATGCATTAGATGTCTTTGTCGGTAAAGTAAAAGAAAAAGCAATGGAGGCAGTAAATGGCAGGAATACTTGATGAAGTTACATTTCTAATGAAAGTGATTACCGAAAACTGGTCTTCTTCGGGACTTACATTATACAACAGGGGAGATATAACATCTAACTTACCTGTTCCTAAAGTAATAGATGTTCGCTCAATAGAACCAAAAGAAGGAAGAAGAGTAGACGCTGATAGTGATTCAGCAATTATTATTGTCTATGAAGACAGTTCTTCTACTACATATCCTACTATTGATTATGCAGTTAGAAATGAAACATTCTCTTTTACAATACATATGAGAGTATTACATAGAAGAGACTTTGCTGATAATACAACATCTAGAGATAGACTTAGAATATTATACAGAATCTTGCGACATGTTCTTGAGACAAACTCACTTAGCCCTACTATATCTACGACAGTGGGGGGAACAGTTTACACCGATAGTGCAGAAATAATAAAATTGCAAAGTAGGAGTGAAGCCAATGATAGAAAGAAAAGGTTATTGGGCTATAAACTAGGCGTAGAGATGAAGAGAATGGGGAGAAGCGTATGACGACAACAACAATTTTGACAGATGAGGTGTTTACAGGAGCAGGTGTAAGTGCTACAATGATACCTGAAAGCGACATCTATTTGTCAGACTGCGACCTTCAAGCGAGTGATTTTGCAACAGTGGATATTACTGCTAATAGCCTCGAATCAGTTGCGTTGACTTTAGTAACTAACTTATATCAAGGCTGTATGGCTAAGGTAGTCAATAACACATCTACCGGATTTAGTGGAACTTATATGATTAAGAGCAATACTGGAAACACTATTACTTTTGCAGAAGATGTTGGAGATGCAGATAATGATGACATTGATATTACTATCTTATCTTTTGGCGCACCTTCTCCTGCTCCTAATGTAATAACTGGAAAACCTACACTACTAGCAGATAATTGGCTAGGTCTTGTTAATACTCTAACTCCTCCTAATGTAGAAGTAGAAGTAGCACAAGTTAGTTTAGCATTAGGTGGTTCTAGAAATCTAGGATACCAATACAAGAAAGGAGAAACTGTTAGTGGAGGTTCTTTAGATATTTCAATGGGTAATGGTTCTTGGTTATACTATGCACTAGGAGACTATACTGTTGCTAACGGAGGAGCAGGTGGTGGAACGGCTCATGCATTAGGTTCAGCAAACAGTTTATCAGGTACGGGAGTAGCAATAGATACAACTAACCATAGACTTGTTAGAACAATAGGAGGAAAGGAATATCCTCCAAGTTCAGATAAATCTACATTACAGCAAGTAACAGAAAATACAGGTGGGTATTATATCTATGATTTTACTGAGAATAATGGAGACGCATTACCTTCTTTCGCATTAGAAGTAACATATGAAAAATCAGGATTATCAAATGCCAACTATTATGTTGGTTCATTAGGTACTACAACTGATAGCACTACAAGACCATTCAAAGATATCTATGCTAGAGTGTTTACTGGATGTCAAGTAAACAGTTTGACTATGAACTTTGATGAAGGTCAAGAATTGAAAGCAAACTTAGACCTAGTTACAAGAAGGGCTTTTGATGCTCCTGCGGGTTATACACCTAGAAGAAGACAAAGAACAAATGACAGTTCTGCTACTGGTTTATTCAACTATCA